CCGGAAGTCTTGGCCGGTTGCACGGTCACGGTCTTGGTGCCATAGGCTCTGTACTGTTTCAGGTTGATCTTCACCTTCACATCAAAGCCTTCACCGGCATCATCGGTGATTTCATAGGTTTCAAGGCCAACGGTCAAATTGGTGTAATGGAACATCCCGCCACCGGGCTTCTGCCGGTTCAGAATGAATTGGAACGGGGTCTTGCTCACCTTCAGCCGTTCAAACAAGGACAGGTAATAGGCGGCGCTTTGCGCTCCACCGTTACTGAAGGGATAGGACACTTGGGGAAGAACCAATTCAAAGGACACATCCGAAAGGCCAGCGGCCTTCAGAATGTTGATTTCTTCCCCGTTGATCAGGGTCATGGTCTTGTTCTGGTTGTTGATCTTCACCGTCACCTTGGAAGGGGTGATGGGCATAAGCGTCCCCGCCATATACAGTTTATATGCCATTACTCATGCACCCCTTCTTCAGAAACTTCCAGCTTTTCAGCAAAGTCATTGGCCCAAGCATCCATGATTCCATCCAAATCAGCATCTTTGGAAATGTGGTTTTCATTGTGCTGTTCAACCTTGATTTCAGCGGTAGTGAACCGGTTGATTGCTTCACGCTCCGCAATGTCACGAAGATAGGCCAAATCTTCTTCAGCAATATCCAAGGCATCAGCGGTGGCCGCTGTGTTGTTTGCAATATCGCCGGTGTTCCCGTAAATGCTATCAAGATCATTGCCAAGGTTGAAGGCATCCAAAGAATCAGCCCCCATAGAATCCAAGGCGGAAAAATCAAACATACCGGAAACCTTATCGGCCACGCCATCACCCCAAGCGGCACCGGAAGCAAAGGCATCAGCGGCCCAACCATCTTGGAAGGTGTCAAAGGTAGACATTCCTTCATTGAAGGCATCGGCAACGCTCTTGTATTCCTCTACATTGCCATAGGCTTCAGCGGATTTAGCCGCATATTCGCTTGCTTTGTTGGTAATCCCGGAATAGTCGAACTCAACGAAGGGCAATTTGTTCAGGGCTTCACAGATACCCGCCACAACAGTAAGGGCCGTAGAAAGAAGGTTGTAAAACCACCCCTGAACATTGGAAATAACATTGTGGAAGGCCGTTCCGATGTTGGAAGCACAGGCCCCCAAAGCGTTCCAGATACCCAAGGCGATATTCGCCACGGACAGGCCAAGGTTTTTGAAGAAGGCGATCACAACCATGATTCCGCCGCAAATCACACCGAAGCCGCTATTGGCAACACCGGTGAACTTTGCAACTGCCGCACAAGCCGCATAGATAGCCGCAATCACGGCGATAATCAGAAGGATGATCCATGTCAGGGGGCAAGCCAAAAGCGCCGCATTTAGGCCCTGCTGGGCCACAGTAGCCGTGAAAGTGGCTCCCGCTTCCATAGCGGTTGCCGCCGCATGAACGGCCTTGGCGGTTGCCTGAATACCCATAATGGCATTTGTCACCAGCGCCACACCGTTATAAATCAGCATAGCGGCCACAATACCCATGATGATAGGCTGAATCCAACTCCAATTATCAACAATCACCGAAGCAACGGAAATCAGAATATCCAATAGCGAAGAAGCCACATTTGCAACCCCCGCAAGCCCATTGATCAGGGCCGTGGTAACTTGCTGGAACTTGGTGCTATTGGCAATCTGGTTGATCTTGGTCAGGATCGGGGCAAACATGGAAAGGGCTTTATTTTTCATCCCGGCCCAAATCTGCGCCCAAGTCTTGGGCATGGAATCGAACTTTGCGTTGGTTTCATCCGCCATAGCAAACATGGCGTTCTTCACCACTTCAGCCGTTACCTTGCCTTCCTGTGCAACCGTCTTGATGGAACCTTCTGCAATCCCCATATACTTTTCAATAGCTCTTGCGATACCCGGCGCACCGTCCAGAATGGAGTTCAGTTCTTCACCACGAAGCGCACCCGCCGCCATTGCCTGTGTAAGCTGGATCATGGCGTTGCTTTGCTCTTGGGCCGTAGCGCCGCCAATAACAAACTGCTTGTTCACCTGCTCCATGAAAGCAATGACCTGATTCATGTCACCGTTGAAGGCGTTACCGGCGTTCAAGCCAAGTTTCGCAACGGCGGAAGCGGTATCAAAGTAAACGGATCGGGAACGCTGGGCGGAAGCCATGATCTTCTGTTCCAACACATCCACGGAACCGCCATCATCCACCAGCAGATTCAACCGGGCCTTGGTGCTTGCCAATTTATCCGAAATGTTCTGCACCTTATTGATCCCGACGATACCACCAGCGGCAACGGCAATTTTCTTGATGGTGGACAGAAGTCCATTGGCGGAATTGTTACCCCCACGAATGGAATTATTGAACTTTTGCTGTTCATTATTGGCGTTCCTGATATTTTCTTCAATGGCATCAAAGGCGGTTCCCGCTTTCGCCCATTCTTCACGGGCTTCCCGGATTGCCGCCGTGTCAACGGCTCTACCGGAAGCCTGTTGCATGGATTCAAAGGTGTTCAGCACAACACCCATAGCCTTGTGCATACTCTGAAGGGGGCTGGTAACACCATCATAAAGGGCGATAGCGGTTCGGATAGTTCCCACAGGGATCACCACCTTTCTTGGAGAATGGCCGGGGCCTTAATGGTGTCGGCCCCGGCGCTGTTTGCGTTCAATTTCCTTCTGCTTCTTCTTTTCAGCTTCCACCCGAACATCAATGGCCGCAATGATGAAGGCCCGTTCACGGCGGGGCAAAGCATAAAAGGCGGAAGGTGTCAAATGAAGTTCGTGAAGGCAATAGTAAGCAATGTTCGCTTCACCATCACCTTCACAGATTAGTTTTTTGCTTCATCAACCTCATCCTGCATGGTGGTATCAAAACCACACACTTCCTGAATCTTGGTCAGGTATTCGGCATATTCGCCGGGGGTCAGCATGGTTTTCAGAAGGGCATCAGCGCCCATGACCTTGTAGCTGTCCTGAAGTTCCTTATCATTCAGATTGGGGAACACGGTACAAGCCACGGCCAGCTTGCCAAGGTAAAGATCATAGTCGGTTTCCTTCTGATACTGGTTCTTCTTGCCGGGAACCGGAATACGCTTGGCACAGGACTTCCGAAGGGCTTCATCCTCGGTGCCGGTGATGGTCTTGATCTCCCAAGGAATGGGGTTGCCATCCTCACCCAAGAAGCGTTTGGAAGCAACAAACTTGATGTTCTCAACGGGAACGGCGTTTTCAGCCAAAAAAGCGGACAGGCTCATTGTTTTTTTCCTCCTATATTTTGATACGAAAAAAGGCCCCGGCCCCTACCGAAGTAAGGCCGGGGCGCTCTGCTTACTGCATACCGGCCAAAAGGCTGAAGGTTTCGGGCATCTCGAAATCTTCAAAGGTGAAGTCCATATCTTCATCCAAGTATTCCGCATCAGCATCAAACTTGGCAAGCAAGCCGCCATCCATATTGCAATCCTTCAGGATCACGGTCTGACGGCCCACAGAAGAAGTGGGATCTTCATTTGTCACCTGAATGTCAAAATAGACATCCTCGCCGGTGTCCTTATAACGCTTCATCAGCTCACGGAAGATGGAAGTGTTATAGTGGAAGGTGGCGGAACCCGTACCCTTCCAGCCGGTGGCCTTATTGCCCTTGCCGGTCTTGCCCAAAATGGGAACTTCCGTTTTGTTCTTCTCAAAGTTGGCTTCAAGGTTGATAGCCTGCATGAAGTTGTAACGGTTATCCCCGATGGTCACGAAACATTCAGCCAAGGAAGCGGAAACAGCATCCTTGGCGTTCATGATGGTTCTATCTGCCATGATGGTTGTACCTCCTTACTGAACATAGACGGTCATATAAAGCTGTTCCATAGCGTTCACGGGGGTCACATAATCAGTAACCACCACGGATTTCTTGGTATTGCCCTTTTCAACCGTCACATTTTCGCCGCTGAAGTTCTCAATGGCCCGAATATCCTGAAGTTCCGTGTGGTGCTTCACAATATCGTTCCAAAGGGAAATCCGGCCAGCGGCATCATTGGGAACCTTGCCAAGATACTTCTTGCCGAACAGAACGGCAATATCATTGGCGATCTGATCCAAAACTCGGATCGTCTGGTTGCTGGAAAAGTCGCTGGACTTTTCATCCGTGATGGAAATGAAGCTGTTAATGTCAGTCAGGACACACACCGCTTCATCCACACGATGGAACATGAAGGAACCTTCCTTGATACCGTTTTCAAGCTGGGTCTGCGTGAAATCGGTATCAACATCATATTCACCATCATAGGTCATATTGGTGGCGCTCTTATTGACCGCCGTTCCGCCGATCACGCCCGTAACCCAAGGGATCAGGGCGGTGGAAGTCTTGTCAGAAGTCAGGCCGTTCTTGACGCTCACAACGCCTTCATAATCGGCCAGCTTGCGGAAAAGAACCACCTGAAACTTCTTGCCCACATCATCACGCATCCGCTTTGCGAAGGCCGCAAACAGGGCGGTGATGGTGGCCTTGCTCTCGGTGCAACCCATAGCGTTGAAGGTGTACGCTTCCGCCTGATCAAGATAGGTCTGATAGTCGGAATCGGCCACGGTGCCGTTGGTGCCGCCCGTCAGGGGCAAGGAAGCGGTCAAAGAAAGGGTTCCGCTGGACTTCCAATCCACATAGGCATTGGCCTTCAGATCGGTGATAGCGGCCACACCTTCCTGAAGATCAACCTGAACGGTTCCCAAGAAAGTTGCCACATCGAACAGCGGCTTCTGTTCTGTGGTGTTTTCATTCGCCGTGATAACGGTACGAAGATCATTACCACGGGTGCCGGGGTATTTGGCCGTTGCGTAGGTGTTAGCCGCCTTCACGCCGCTGGTGCCAAGGCGGAAGAAATGAACGGTTTTGGCGTGAAGGAAGATTTCACGCATAGGCTTCAGTTCATCCGCCGTGTACGCATAGCCGAAAATTTTCTGACTGTTCTTGATAAAGTCAGCCTGTTCCACCGTGAAAATCTTGCCTTCAGGCCCCCAATTCATAGCAAGGGGGATGGTGACAATGCCACGGTCAGAAAGGGTGGCGCTTGCCTGCGCCACAGAAATGAAGTTGATATATGCACCGGGCAGAACCTTGTTCTGCACCAAGAAGGTGCCGCCGCCAAGGGCCATATTATTTCACCTTACCTTTCATAAAGTCATTGATCAGCCCATCAATCTGATCGAAGGTGTATTCCTTCCCATCTTCCAAAAGGACAGACAGAAGATCACGCCGGTCAGCGTAACGCCTGAAGGTCAACACCCGTTCTTTGGGGAATACCACCGGGGCCGTGATGGTCGGTTCCTGTGCAGTAGCGGCTTTCTTTCTGGTAGCCATTCAATCACCCTTTCTTTGGCTCCACAGTAGTTTCCAAGGTTTCCATTGCGGTTTCCTCGGTTTCTCTGCGAAGTGTCAAATTGTAGTTCACGAAGAAGTGAAGAACCCCGTCTTGCACTTCATAACTCATGGAAGTTCCGTGAAGCACATCCCCATTGGGAAGGGTGATGAACTCCAAACATTCCATCAAATCCCCGGCCATAGTGAACAATTCAGCGTTGTTTCTCCCGCTGGTTGGGAAATAGTGAACATCCAGCGGGTTCCGGTTCATGAATCGGTTCTTCTGCAACGGGGAAATGTCAGGCTTCAGGACAGCAATGAAAGAACAGGGTTCCTTGAAGCCCTGTTCCACATCATTCTGATAGATTTTGTACCCGGCTCCAAAGGCGGCGTTCAGCTTCATGGAAACGCCTTTGATAATTTCATTGATCAACTGAACACCCCCTTCAAAGCGTCATACAACATATCATTCAGAATGGACGGGGCCAAGGTTTTCACTTCCTGTTCAGAAATCGTCAGCATGAACCGCCCCTTCACCCAACTTGCCTTCAGGGTCTTTCCCAAGGCGGGAACATAGCGCCCCGGTGTTTGCCGGTGGCCGTATTCCACATAGGACGCATATTCCAAATTGTTGATGATGGTCACGGTGTACTGATCCCCATGTTTTTCAATGGGAAGGATCGTCCAAGCGTCACGCAAGGAACCGCCACGATAACCGGGCCAATATTCTTCCTTGGCTTCATCCGTAGCATACGGCGGAACCACACCAACGGGGGTTCTTTTCTTCACCTTATTCAGAAGGATTTGGGCAACCTTCTTGGCGGCATCCCGGCAAAGCCGATCCATGTCAACTTCCGAAAGCTGTTGAAGGCGTTCATCCAGCTTCTTCAATTCCCGGTAATCACACCGGCCCCATCTTCCCATCAGGCCCACCCCCTGAAGGGTTCAAGCATGATTTCTTGATGGTTGGAGAAAACACCCGGTTCACCGGAACGGGAATAGGTGAAGGTTCGTTCCACATCGTTTGGCCGGGTGACAATGATCTTGCATCCTGCGGGAACCTTCACATCCGGGGAAAGAAACAGCTTCACCACCTGTTGGGCGGTTGCCACTTCATCCCCATTGGTTGAAGTTAATGTTTCAAAAGACAGCTTGCACGGCTGATCCTGAAGAAGCGGCTTTTCTTCAGAATCCGTCAGGTGGGTGACAGGATCGGTGACTTCCTCACGGATGAAGATAGAACACCGATCCTTCCACAACCGTTCCAAGGCGGTTCGCACGGCCTTATTCACCATACCAACCGCCTATAACGGTAGATTTCACCAATGCGCCCGTTGATCAGATAATCAATCAGGCTGTTCAACCTCTGTTCAGGGGTTGAACTACCTTCACCAAGGGCAAAGGTAATGTTGGTGTCACCTTCCTGAATGGATTTCACCGCCGCATCCAAATCAAACCCTTCAAGCTGTCCAGAACACTTCTTCATGTTCAGGTATTCGCCCACGGCCATAGAAACGGCCAGACTTTCCAACCCCTCCGGGATTTCGGAAAGGTTGGAAAGGTTTTTGATCCTCCATTGAACATTGGTCAAAACCATATCCAACAACGGATCATCAGCGGCCCCCGCCACGCCAAGGGCCGTTAGCATTGCAACCGCTTTATCACGCAACGGGGTTCACCGCCTTTCTTACGCCGCCGTGATTTCGTACCAACCCTTGGTCTTGGGGTTGTCATTCTTACCGGGCGTAACCTTGACATAGCCAATACCGGACTTGGCATAGTAGGTCTTGGAAGTGGTAACAGTTTCATCCGTTGTGACAGCGGCGGAACCGGTGATGATCATAACCGCCTTGGCTTCATTGGTCATAGCCGCAAGGTAATACTTACGGGAATAAACCGTGTTGCGGCGGATATTGCCTTCACGCTCCTGCTCCACTTCCGTACCCTTCTTATTGAACAAGGTAACGGCTTCCTTGGTGGCAATAACCACCTTGCCGGTTTCGGCGTTCTTCTTGGTGTAGATGTTGATACCGCCAACGGTGCCAACATAGCCCTGCTTGGCGTATGCTTCCACATACTTCAGATCGTCCTTCAGGGCCTTACGAAGTTTCGCCATATCAGCGGGATTGACGAAGCCGAAAATGGTCACGCCTTCAAGGTTTTCCAGATTCAGCATGGCGGCACCGTCCACAAAGGCATCAAAGCCAAGGGCGGTGGTCACAATGGTCATGGTGGCCTCATTGAAGGCGCTGAAAATGTCAGCATTGACGGTGTTGAACATATCAGTACCGGCGTGCTGGGTGCCAGTAGTGATAACCATGGGATCGGTCATGGCTTCTTCATCGTAATACTGGAAGCGGTTCTGGGCCATCTGAATACGGTATTCCTTTTCGGTGTAACCGGCTTCAATGGTCTTGGTGTTGCCAACGCCCATGGTCAGCTTCTCGGTGCCATCGGTGGCCTTGTACTTGTGAATCTTGCGAACCATACCAGCAACACCGGTCAGGTTGTTGTCGATGGTGCAAAACTGCTGAAGATTCAGGTGGCTCTGGTACTGATCTTCAATTTCGTTGGACAAATAGAAATTATCGTAAGTAGTATTTGCCATTACTCATTACCTCCATAAAGTTCTTTGTATTCGTCAGGATGATTGACGGAATAGTTGTAGCGATCCAAGGGGTTCATGGCTTTCAGCTTTTCCAGCGTCATAGCATCATTGCCACCATTGGGATCACCCTTTTCAGCGGATTTGGCACCCTTGAACTTGGTGCCGGTGGACTTCTCAAAAAGAAAAGCCGTGTCCTTGCCTTCCACCAGCTTCTTCACTTCATCATCAAGGCCCTTGACGGTTCCATCCTCCGCCAGTTCTGCCTTTCCGATAAAGTCAACCAACAGCGCCTTGACAGCGGTGTTGTTCTTTGCCTTGGCTCCGGTCAGGGCCAGTTCAACCGCATTGCTGATTTTCAGATTTTTCAGTTCAGCGGCGTGATCCTCGTCCTTCTTCTTGTTGTCGGCCTGAAGCTGGGTGATCTGATCCTGAAGCGCCTTGGTGTCACCGGAAGCCTTCTTCAGCGTTTCAAGCTGGGTGTCACGCTCCTTAATGGTGTTCTTGGCGGCGGTCAGTTCGGTGTTGACCTCATTGAACCGGGCCTTGGTGACGAAGGAATCGTTCAAGCCCTCCATAACCTTTGTGGCCTGTTCTTCAGTCAGGCCCCATTCCAACAGCTTTTCTTTAGTCATTGTTGTTACCTCCAAAATCCTTTTTTACCGTGGGTTAGGAACCACGATTTTTCCGGTTCTGTTTACCGCCCACCACCGGGAAACGGCGAAAATGGTATGAAAAAACCACCACCGGCCAGAAGGCCGGGGTGGTCAAATCATCAATAAGGGGTTCCCTTATCCAAACAATCCTGAATAATGGCTTCCACTTCCGATTCTTCCATACCCATCAGGGCGAACAACGGGAAGTTCTCATGGAATCGTTCAACATATTGTTCAATCAGTTCAACCACATTCAACACCCCTTTCACGGCTGATTTGCAATCAGCTTCAGCATATCTTCATACACCCCATAAGATTTGGGCAAATACTTCTTGATAGTTGCCAAACTTTCCGGGGAAGTCATGGTGGCGGAAGTCATTTCCGCAAAGGCTTCCGTGGCAAGGCCCCAATCAATCCCGTTATAAGATCGGGTTGTCCAGTAAGAACCAGCACCATGACCAATGCCGCATTGGATTTTTCCACGGGTAGCACCTTCTAATATATCAGAAAGATCACCGTACTGCAACGGGGTAAGGGATTTCACTTCTTTCTGAATGGCGGCGTAGGCATAGGCTTTCTTCACCTTGAATCCACCATACTGAAGGTAATAATCAGCGGTGGTTTGGTTCATCCAACCTTTCTGCACCCAATAGGAAAAATCATCTTTATGGGCTTTCATATCGGAAAGGACGGCGTTCACCCAATCATTCACTTCATCTTTGATAGTCTGGGGGAACAGGCCATTTTTATAAGTGGAAGAAAGGTGCCATTGCCCATTTACGCTTCCAAGCTGGGCCGCAAGGCCATCAATGGCATGGCCGCTTTCATGGAAGGTTGTTGCATACGGGGCGCTCCAAGAACGGCCCTTTGCATCAGCCGCAATATTCACATAGATGTTATCGCCCTGACAGTATGCGCCGCCTTTATGGTCAGCTTTTGCAACCTTGATTTTGGTTTCATACTTATCCCAAGCGGCCTGAAGGTCAGGGCTTTGGCAAGCGTCCACCCGATCCCGAATCTGATCATAATGGTCTTTGCCGAACTTCTTTCCAAACTCGGTGTTGTAGTCACGAAGCGTTTTGGCAACACCGGCCCCGGTTGCAACGGTCAAGCCAGCCTTGGAACCGCCGTTCACGAAGGTCTGAACCCAATCAGCATATTTCATGTTGGCGGGAACATAGTACACATCCCCATCAGCGTTCCGGGCGGCTCTTTCACCGGCATACTTGGGATCAATGGCCGGGGCCGTAGTTCCTCGACAGTTGGGATGGAACGGCGGCACAGTCACGCCGGGTTCATATTGGGAAATGGGGATCACCGTACCATCAAGCCCACCACAAATGGAACAGGTATGGGAATCCAGCGTTTCAATGATTTCCACCATTTCAACATCCAAATCCTTGTAACTCTCTTTGGTGGCAACGGCGTTGAAATAGGTGGTTTCCGTATTCACCAGCCGTCCAGCCTTGTAACGGTGAACCCCAAACTGCTTCTGAATGGCCGTGGTAATCTTGGCCGGGGAATCACCCCGAAGAAGCCCTTGGGTTAGGCTTTTGCTGACGGAACCCACCAGATCATTCTTGTTCAGCCAACAGCGATCCCGGAAGGTTCGTCCGTCAGTTGTCCACGGTTTTGAAAGCAAGGTTTCAAGTTTCTTCTGATTCAGGGCGGTAATATCCCACCCAAGGCCCACGCCTTTCTGAACCTCAAAGGCCGTGCGGGTGTACCCATTGCCCACAACCTTCTTCAACAGGGCATCCAGACTGTCAACCTGATTGCCGTAAAGCAATTCAAGCTGTTGCTGAATACCCATCTGAACGGATTCAAGGCGGGAAATATGGAACCGGGCGGAAGCGTTTTCCAGCTTCTTCAGCCACGCCGCATCCAACCCGGCCTGTTCACCGATCTTGATATACTGTTCAACCGTCCAATGAAATTCTTCAAGCTGTCCAGCGGTCAGCCATTTCCGGGCATCGGTCAGGCTGATTTGGTTGTTGTCTGCAAACCGGGCATACCAGCTTTCAATTTCCTTCTGAACGGAACGCTGGGCATCCAGATACATTTCTTCCATGGCCTGAATGGTCTTTTGGGCTTCTCTGTGGGCGCTGTCCTCCAAGATGGAGAACCGGCCCCGCCAATAATCTGCATTGTTCATGGGCTGATCCTCCAATCCTGAATAATGGTGCTGAAGGTGGGATTTGAACCCACACGCCTTGCGGCAACGGATTTTGAATCCGCCTTGTCTGCCTGTTCCATCACTTCAGCATAAAAGGCCACGCTGTTTCTTCATAGGGGCTTCCGCCTTGCTGAATTTTGGTTCCTTCCTTTGTGGCCTATGGTAGCCCGTGCCGGAGTTGAACCGGCGTTACCGCCGTGAAAGGGCGGTGTCTTAACCACTTGACTAACGGGCCATGATGGGCCGGGGAAGGGAATTTCACCCTTTGGCGGGTAGGAGTAATAGCACCCCGCCACACTCAATGTCTGCCCCGGCATATATTGTGAAACGGCGGGGGTTATTCACCCTCGCCATCATCACCTTTGTTCTGGTTGCCGGTCTGGAAGGCCCCGGCGTATTCCTGTGCCTGTTCCATTGCTTCATCCTTTTCCTTACGCAATCGGGCCAGCTCCACTTCAACATCCGTAACCCACGGGTGCTGTTCCACAATGGTTTCTGTGGACAGAATACCAACGGACTTGGCACAGTTTTCAATGGATTCCGTTTCATTGATCAGAATGTCACGGTTGAACACAATCTGAAGTTCAGCGCCTTCATAATCGCCCAAGCCCCTGTTGCTGAAATCCTGATTGATGAACCACAACAGTTCTTCAAAGGCCGCTTGGAACTCGGTTTCCATGCCGTTTGCGTCAAGGTCAATGTCAGAATACATGGATTGAATGTTCATCTGGTTTGGATTACCAGACAACCGATCATCCTTGGCATCATAGCCACGGGCATTTTCAATCAGAGATTTCTTCAGAAGTTCCAAAATGCCCTTGTAATTCTCTGCATTGATTTCAACCTGAAGGGTTTCAACCCCGCCATCCTCACGAACCTTTACGGCTCCATAGGTGGAAAGGTTGTGGCGGAACTCACCAAGATTTTCACCGTCATAGTTCTTCAGAACCAGAATGGTGTTCCGTGCGTCCTCTTGCATATTGTTTTCAAAGTCGGACAGCATCACATTGATACCGTCCTGAAGGGTTTTTACACGGCGGATCAGGGGGATTTCCTGTTTGTTGTACTTGAACGGGATCAGCGGAATCCGTGTCCAGTTGAACCCCTTGGGTTCCTGTCCTTCTTCCTCAACCATGAAATAGTTTTCATGTTCACCGGCTTCCACATCGGCAATCAGCATATCATTTTGATAGATATACCTGTAAATGCCATCGGTTTTGAAGATTTCCACCTTCTCAACCTTTTCTTTCGTGTAGCCGTTCCAAACCTCTTGGGTGTAATAGCGAACCGCACAATCAAGGATGGTGTGATCATCGTCAGCCCAAAAAGGAAGAATGTCATAGGCGGGGAAATGCTTGAAGGCCAGTTCCCCGGCATCCGTATAATAGGGGTAAACCCAACCAAGGCCACCGTTCAGGGCATCTTCACACACATACTTCAGAAGCCGGTAAAACCGCTTATTGAAAATCTTGCCCAAAGCGTCTGTGTAACTCTTATCCTGACAATTCAGGGTGAAGGGCTTGCCCACAAGGTAGTTGGTTTTCTGATCCACCATCAGGGCATATTGGTTATCAATCAGGCGGTTGTTCGGAAGATTGTTCACAACCTGAAGTTTGCCATCCTCGCCAATGATCGTGCGCTGACGCTTCAAAATGTCATGCTGTCCTTCATAGTACAGATCACCACGCAACTGGTCCTTGCGGCGGGGGCTGTCCTTCCATTCCTTGATTTCGGCGGCAAAGAACTGAAGTTCTGTCATGCCGGTTCGCCCACCCTGAATAATCAGGCGATTGATCCGATCCATAGCGTTATTCAGAAACATAGTCAATCACCCTTTCTATTGCTTAATAAATGCAAGCACCCGGAAACACAAGGTTTCCGGGGCAATTTGTTACTATCATGTTATTAGTCGAAGCTGAAGGCGGGGCCAACCAACATATCTTCCAGCCCGTAACGCATAGCGTCCATAAGGTGGTTGAAATCATCAATGGGAACATTGATCTTGGCCCCGAACTTATCTTCTGCCCATGTGTAGTTTGAAATCTCTGTGATGAAGTTCACGCATCGGGGGTGAACAATGATGGTATAACCCTGAATGTACTGGATTCCGTTGTTCACGCTGTCCTTGCCCTTCCGGGCGGCTCTGATACGATGAAGGCCAGCATCCCGCAATTCATCAATGCTCTTGGGTTCGGCACAATCGGCCTTGATCCGTTCCTTGCCGTAACCCATGCCGGTGATCCGGTCACAGATTGCCCGGTTCGTCAGGGCCTTTTCATACAGTTCATCGAAAACCCAAATGGTCTTTTCTGCTTGGCTCACCAGCCCACAGAACAGGGCCGTGGGATCGTTGGTATAACCGAAGTCAAGGCCGAAGGCGCTTTTCACACCGGCCTTTTTGGAAATGGCCTGAATGTCAAAGGCTTCTTCCCGCCAATTATCGAAAATCAGGCCATCCACAATGCCCCAACCTCCAAGGCCAGCCACCTTGTAGCGGCGGGGGTTGTTTTCCCGCATTGTTTCAAAAACCTTCAAATCCGCCGCATCCAGCCATTCATTACACAGGTAATTGGTGGTTGTGGCGTAAATCTGCCCATCCGGGCTGATCCAGCTATCATGAAACTTGTATGTGGGGTTTCCTTGGGCATCCTTGCCGGTGATCTCCCCGAAGAAGCGTTTCCTGATCCAATGCTTTTCGTTCCACGGGTTGAATGTCAGCGTGATTTGCTTGAACAGGCCGGTTTCTTCCGGGATAGCACCACGGATGGATTCATCCAGCATATCAAAATCAGCTTCATTCATGATTTCGTATGCTTCTTCAATCCAGCACCAGCACAGATAGCCAATTTCAACCGTAATTGAAGTGACCTTCAAGGGATCATCAAGGCCACGGAAGTAAATCTTCTGACCGGTGGGAAGGTAGGTCATTTCAAGGGGGCTTTCCTTGATTTCCCAATAGGCTGAAACCCCAAGGCGGTTGATTGCCCATTTCAGTTCAGTGAAACAGGAATCTTTCAAGGTTCTGAACACCTTGCGAACCACAAGGGTATTGGCTTCCGGGTATTGCATCATCCGTTTGATGATGTTCAGGGCCGTTGTCTTGGATTTCTTGGAAGCACGGCTTCCCTTACACACCCGGTAACGGCCTTTGAAGTTCCAGAAGGTTCCGTAACCCTTGCCAACCACTTCAGGAAGGTGAACCCGCTTGGCCTGTGGGCTAATCTTCAAGTTGATCATCCCCCGTGATAATCACCGGAACGGCCCCTTCCACACCTACCTTGTCCGTGAACATACCATAACGCTTGCCAATCAGTTCAGCGGCCTTCAGCCTTTCCTTGGCTCCAACCTCTTTCTGCGTCAACTCTTGGCAACCGTCACCACAAAGAATCGGGATTTCTTCAGTATGTTCACCCCGCATTACCGAAGTCAGGTATTTCATGACTTCTTCAGCATCAGCGATCTTGGCCGAATGAAGTTTTTCAAGTTCGGTTTCGATGTACGCTTTCAAGTCAGGTTTTGCAAGGTTTTCAGAACCCGTCTGCTTTGCGGTCTTGGGCGAATACCCCGCCTTGATTGCCGCATCCGTAGCATTGCCGCTGATCAGGTATTCATCACAGAACTTCCGCTGTCTTGGTGTCACAGGTATTCACCCCTTTCATCAGGCATAGAAAAAGCGCCCCGGTTTCCCGTAGGCGCAATTTCTTATTTACTATTCTACCGATTCTTTACTCTGTTTGGAACCGGTGGTACTCTGGTTTTCTCGGTTGTTTAGAAAGTCGCTGTTTGCCTTGGCAAAAGCAAGTAAACCCTTTCCGTGAAGTTCAAAAACCCATTGCATAGAATAATTCAGTTCTTCAGAAATATCTTCCCATTTTTTCAACTGAATATAGCGCCCGATCAGAATATTTTGCTGATCAAGGTCAGGAATCCGGTTGATCATGGTGAACGCTTCCTGTTTCATGCTCACAAGTTCATCAATCCGGGCATTGATCTTGGCTTCAAGATCAATAATCTTGGTGATGGTTTCTTCAAGGGTATTCTTGGGGCCTGAAGTCTGAACCTTGTCCTGTTTCAGTTGGCTTCCGGTAGAAGTCAAGCTGGAACGCAAGGTTGCAATGGTACTATCAAGCCGATGGATCAAACGATCCGTTTTCCTGATTTGGGCAAAGTATTCTTTGGCCTGTTGGGAAAGGTCTTTGTCATTCACTATGTAACACATCCTTTCTGCGGTGGTCTGTTCCGTTTTCATTGCATCTGTACCGTTAATAAATGCTGAAAAATCAAGTGATTTCAGGACTTTGGAACGCATGGAACAGATAAAACGGGCAGTTCCTTATATACACATTTCTTATATATTTTTTTCTTTATAAGAAGAAAGTATATTTACATCTGTTCCATCTGTTCCGTTCCCTGAAAACAACTGAAAAAGCCTGATATATCAAGGGTTTTCGTGCGGAACAGATATAGAAAAAACATCTATTCCATACCTGTTCCACACGCTGTTCCAACCCCTACTGAAGAAGCACCTGTTCAGGCGGAAATATTGTCCGAAAGATACCAGACAATCAGGAACCAAACAGGATCAATGCTGAAATACTCGGCCACGGCCATAAGCAACAGCACAAGGGTCAGCACTACCAGCATTTTCTTCATCGGCGTTCCACCGTTGTTCCTGCAATTTCAATGGCTACCGCCATAACCTTGAAATCACATTCATCACCTTCAACTTCCAAGGTGTCACCGTCAGCATTTTTCAGAACGGCGGTATAAACTTCATTTTCTTCATCATAACTGAACTGACAATCATTTTCAGAATAGCGGTCAATATCTTCTTGGTTGTCACACTCCAAAAAGGTGAAATCCATCAGTTCAGCGCCTTTGCAGTTTCCGCCAACTTCAAAGGCAACATGGCCTATGTAATCCCATTGCATGAAAGTCACCCGGATCACATGGACACCCTGAAAATTTGGGTCATAGTAATTGATCATTTGTATTCCCTCCCGGTCTTACGGTCTTTGATTTCAATGCGGTTCAGAAGTTCAAACCCCGCCAAACGGGTGATGTACTTCAGAACGAAGATCAGGGTGTTCACCCGCTTCTGCTGTTCATCCTCGTCACGGATGATATTCTTTGTGCCGTGGTAGGCTGTCGGATCGTGATACCCTTCAGCATTTTCCCAAGGTTTAGGCATCGGTTTTCCCTCCTTCTTCTCTGTACCATTCTTCAATGTCACACCCAATGTCCTTCAACTTTTTACGGGCTAACCACCCATCATCGGCCTGTTCCATCAGGTAATGTTCCCGTAGCTTCCGGGTTTCGGCATAGAACAGCTTCCACGCCAGCTTCAGACGCTTGGGGCCAAAGCCAAATTGGGTGTGAAGCATCCACAGGATGGATGATTCTTTGTCCATGTCAAAAGCCCGATCGTTTTCCACAATCTGTTTCTTGATTTCCTGATCCAAGGCCCGTTCTTCAGCTTTGTTGAACTGAACGGCGAAGATTTTACCACCGGACTTCTTAAACATCGGCATGGTATTCACTCCAAATATCATCGAAGCATACCGGAATCAGCCAATGAACCTTGTCCAACAGAATCAAGGCCACTTCCCGCATCTGCGGATGTGCGGCGGGTGAACAGCGCAACTTCAGGAAATGCCGCCATTCACGAATGTTGGCCGTCATGACCACTTCCGTTTTCAGGCTGTTGGGAAGAACCGAACGGGCTTCTTGCGGTGTGCATCCTTCCGCCAGCATATCAAAATAGCGAATTTCCACCCCTTCACAGGCATCCCGCCAATAGTCATAGGCTCTGGAACCGGGTTCAAGGAAGCAAGGTTCAATCACCGTGATTTCCTCACCAAACTTGCCCTTGCCGTAATTGCAATAGCGGGTGGATTCCTGACAGTAAGAAGCCATCCGGTGGCGGACGATCTCATGAGAAACCCCACGATCACAAATGAACTTCACCGTGAAGGAACAATGTTCCAAAACCGCTTCATGCCCACGCTTGATGATCCCGGCAACGAACTTTTCAGCGGAACCTTCCGTGATTTTGTCCTCGGACTTGTAGCAGACACGGCCACATTGTTCCAACCGCTTCAGAATGGTGGCCCCATCAATCGGGGTGATGAACTGCACATCAGGCTTGATAATTTTCATTGTTCTGCATCCTCCTTACAATCTGCCGGGTAAAACATATCATCGGTGCCGTTCTGTCTGTGAACACATTCATCACAGGGAAATTCATCCCCGAAGCGGTCACGGTGTTTGCATCGGCGGCACGGTTCCAAATTTCGTTTCAGTTTTGGAACCGATGGATTTTCGCTTTTGTCGATCCGGGTTGGTATGTCCTGAAGTTCCGGGTGTTTGATTTCCATGTAAAGGGCAAACAGGATGTTCCAAGCCGCCGCCCGAAGATGGGGTTCATCCTTCATGCCCATCATGTACTTGGCAAGGTGGCGGAAGGCCGAATCAATCAGGCTGTGAATGGGAATACCCTTTTCACAGTTCCGTTCACCATACTTCAAGGCCCCTTCTTCACAATGCTTGGAAACCTCCATCAAGGCTTCCCACGGAAGTAAATCCATGCGGCCTTTGCCGCTGTGCATATCACGAACAGCACCGGTTCCAAACTCGGTGCGTTCACCGCTGTCTTTAATCATGCCAACCAGTCAACCTTTCTAAATTATTTTTTAATCCGGCCACAATCTCACGGGCTTCCATTGTACCCGTGTGTTTTGCAATGGCTTCATTCCGCCGATCCGTCAAGAAACCACGATCCAGCGGGTGGCACTTTTCCAAATCAGCATTACACCGGTTGATTTCTTGAACCAAGGCTTCAGCACGGGCCTTCAGCCGGTCTAAACATTCCTGAAGAATGGCCTTCTGGTATTGGGCGATTGTTTGAATGTTATTTTTCAATTCAGGATCATCCCGATATTCAATAGCTGAATTGACATCAAGGCCGTGTTCGGTGCAAAAGGTTTCTGCATCAAACAGACTATTGAACACCCGCCGCCCAACCTTGGCATAGGGAATGTTTTTGTTCTTGAACTTGGAATATTCGTGGGTCATTCTGTGTCACCGCCTTTCACAAATACACGGGTTTTCCGGTTTCTGATCCACTTGGGAACCGTTGTGAAGCCACAGCGTTTTGTGATCTGCCGGGAAAACTCAATCTTGGAAAGGGCTTGGAAGTTGTTTGCAATGCAATATTCCTTATACCGGCGATACACGGAATCGGTGGCTTCATTTTCAATCCCGTCAAGGCCCACTTCATTGATGAACCCAATAATGGGGTTGTTGTTTTCCTCATATTCGTCCAACTGCCCCTGAACTCTGCTGGAAGTGGTGAACTGGGCGTTTCCAAGAACCCGCTTCAACCCCTGAAGGCCAAGCAAGGCCAGATATTCCATTGAACCCTGTTCACACAATTCATCCTTGATGAACGGGCGGAAGTCAGCATCATTGGGGGTGAACTTGGCATCGAAGGGAACAATTACCAAACGCCGCTGAACGGCTCCGGTTTTGTCCTTGATACGGGGGATATTGTTGGCGCTGAACAGGAACTTGGAATAATTGTTGAACTCAAATGGATCTTGGCCCTTGCGCTCCACATTCACCCGATCACCCGTGACCAGCTTCTTGAACACGGAAGCATTGGCAATAAATTCATCACCAATATCATCACCGATGTTTGCCAGCTTGCCGAACAGTTCAGCGGTTTTGAACCTATCACCTAATTCCTTCAGGTCAAGGGAAGCAATGTTCTGATCTCCAAGAAGGTTCTTCACCACATGAAGGAAGGTGGATTTGCCGTTGCTCTTATCGCCAATCAGGATGAAGGCTTTGCCAAGTTCGTTGCGGCGGTACATACAATAGCCCACCATTTCTTCCAGCAAGGCCCGAACTTCAGGATCATCACAGGCCAGCCGGTTCAGGGTATGATCCAACAGATCATCATGGGCGGCGGGGTTGTACGGCCACGGGATTTTGTTTGTAATGACCACATCCGGGGCGAACTCTTTGAAGGAACCATCCCGGATATTGTAAAGGCCGTTGCTGAAAGCAATGATATTCGGGTTGGTGACCTTGGTGTTTTCCTCAATCATGATTTCCAAATAGGACAGGACTTCCGAACGCCACGCCCGTTTCAGGTTGCTGATCAGCTTGATCATGGCCCCTTCAATTTCACCGGCACCGGAAACATAGATACCATCCTTGTAAATGTGAAGCTGGTTATTGATCTTCACAATATGGTTGTTGTTCTTTAGGTAGGTGGCGAACTTATCAAACAGGAAGGTTTTATCCCGGAAGAAGGATGTTTTCTTGAAGGCATCATCCCGAAGGATCACATCAAGTTCCTTGTCGGAAAGGGGCTTCTTCAGCACATAACGGTTAATCAGCCTGATACATTCACGGGCTTCTTCCTTGGTGAAATCGTCACTCTGAAGGGTCAGAATGTAGTTGAACAAGGTTTGGTTCCGCCCATCACCTTCCCCAAGGTTCGGGAAATCATAGTTGCTTTTTACTGGGGTCAGCCACTTGGGAAGTTCTTGAATCTCCCCTTCAGGGAAGTCATACAGAATGGGCCGTTCCACGCCACCGGACTTCAAGATTTCATAGCTGTTATTGGCTCCAACCTTTCCATCCGTGGTGATACCCACGGCCAAGGTGCATTTCGTCCAGCTTTTTTTAACACCACAGTTCTTGAACAAGAAGTGTTTTCCCCGTGTGGTGGCGTACACTCTGCACTTCAGTTCTAAATCCTGAACAATTCTGAACAAAAGTTCAGATGTTTCCGCATCGTCCACATCAATCAGGATGGTTTCTTCCCCAAGAATACCGGCATATTCATCAAGGTCTTGGACTTCAGAACGGGTTTTCAATTTTTCAACGCCTTTGAACTTTTCAAGGCATTGTTTGTTTCTGGTAGGCACATAGCCCCTAAACAGTTCCATGCTTCAACGCTCCCCCCCCCCGAAAGGTTTTATTGTTCATCGCTCCACCCCGAAATCTTTCAACCGATCCCAAGCAACATCAATGTAATATTGCTTGTCCAGTTCATCCGGGATAGGAAGGTTGGTCACATCATCATTGATGAAGAAACAATGATCCGGGGTGTTGCCGAACTTTTCAGGGTTCTTTTCCCGGCCCTTGACGATTTTCCCGGAAACCTTGAAGATTCCGCCCTTGCTCTGATCCTTGGAAGCGAACACCCGGAAGGTTTTATCCGTCTGAACCTCACCGCCGCTGAAGCGGGTGATTTTCTTAGAACGGCCTTTTTCATCCCTGATCTTGGCTTCCGTAATCACCGGGGAATAAAGGGCATATTTGTACTTGCTGGACACCTTCACAACCTTCTGAAAATCTCGAAGATTGGAACATTCCATGATGGTTGTTTCCGGGCTGATCCCCTGAAGGAAATAGTTCACAATGGCCCGGTTGACAATGGGAAGGTCATAATCCAGATCAGACAGCTTTTTGACATAGGCACCCTTGCACTTCCAGCGGGGTTTCCCTTTTTCATCACGAAGCGGCCCGGAAGGAACAATGATGTAATTGTTCACATCCTTCTGATACACCTTTTGAAATTCATCAAATTCAAGGCGCATCCCGGTTCTTTGCTCCCACTCCCAACACAGATCGTCCAGCATTTCAAAATCTTCATACCGGCGAAGTTTGACCAAAATGCCATCTGTGTTGCTCTGGATGATTTCACAATGATCTTCCAGCCGTTCAATCAAATCCAGAAGAAGAAGCTGACCGCCCACACAAACATTGTTGGCTTGCCGGGGGTCATACATGGCATTGTGCTTATCCTTCATAGCGCCATAGGTGCTGTTCAGAACAATCTTGTAAGGCTGTTGCATGGGGTTCTTCTCCGCCTTCAGCTTCAGGCGGGTGTGATAGATTTCCGCATACTTGGAAGGATCGTGAACATTACGGGAAAGCCACTTATAAACCAGCATCAAAGACGGGTAATAGGAAGCCACATCCACATTGACAAACCAACCTTCCCCGTGATATTTGGGAATGGCCCCGTGAAGGCCACCCCAAGCGAACACATGGGGAACCCCGGCCACATCCAGTTCAAGAGTTTTGGAATAATCACGGTTCAAGGGGTTCTTGTACCAATTCAAAACTTCCGTGTATTTTTCGATCCGCAAGCTGGGCGGGAACTCAATTTCAAATTCATCATTGTGTTCCCTTTGAACGGCCCCAAGGATTTTGGCGGAAAGCTGTGCTTTGGTGCGGCCAATGTCAGAAATGGGAAGGTGAAACGCCTTCACAAGTGACATTTGGGCATCAAATTCATCTTCCTTCCGCCGTAACCACACTTCCACCGTCTGTTCCACATCATGGCGGCAATATTTGACCGTTTCGGCCAACTCTGCTTCAGTCAAAGGCCGGTCAATGTCGAAGGGAACAGAAGTTTCTTTAATGGAATGGCCCATGAACGCTTCCAGCGCTTTCAGGCTGATTGGCGGGTTCGGCATCACATCATAATTGATCAGCGGGTATTCTCTGAACAGGCTTGAATATCTGTAACCGGGTTTATCCTCTGCAATGATCCAATCATTCACAGGCTTTGGATCAAACCCACACAGAATGGCCTTCAGGATGTACTGATCATAGTTCCGGGAATTGTAACCGGCCCAAATCACACCCTTGTGTTCCTCATAGAAGCGTTTCAGCTTGTCGGGATCGTTGATAATCACGGTTTCTTTTCGGGCGTTCAGGTCGATCAGGACAACCAGCCAGTCATACCGGAAAACCTCAAAATCATAGAAGATCATCAACTCACATCCTTTCAGCTTTTGTGAAATCGGTCAGCGTTTCCGCCTTATCAGCCCCGCCACGGGAAGGCTTTCACTTGGGGCCATTGTGGGGCCGAAGCCCCACAGTTTGTGCTTGAAAGTTAAGGTTCAAAACCGCATCAAGCACTATATGTGCTCGATTTGATTGTAAAAAATTTTGGGTCAGTTTTCAACCTCGAAAACTTCTTCAACGGTGATGGAATTGAAGCGGGAATCATCGTAGTCCACCGCATATTCCAAGTTTCCATCAATGGCTTCCGCCACATCAAGAACAAGCTGGGCAAACTGCTTATAGCTGGTGAAGCTGACGGGAATACCGGAATCCAGCTTTTCAAGGAAGCCCATAGCGGAAGCGATCATGTTCTTATCGTTCTTGGTGCCGTACAGAACACGGTTCATGAACAGGCGCTGGTTCTTGTACTCACCGGAAAGAATCTTGAAGGACACGGCCAGCATGGGGCGGTTGGGGTCGGCCTTGGTGCCTTTGATCTCCATGCTTTCCAGCTTCACTTCATACTTGCCAGCGGGAATGGTGGGGAAATCACCGCCGCCGTTCTTCTTGGCATCCTCCACATCAGCCTGAAGGCCCTTCAGATCAACAGAACGATCAATCTTGTCAAAATCAATAGCCATAGTTTTTTACCTCCAAAAATGTTGTTTTTTATATTTGGTTGGAAAGAATTTTTCCAATTTCCCTGACTGCATGGGCGATCTTCTCACGGTTTATCCGTTTTTCTTGAAGAACACCCGTGATAACTGCGGCTTCCGTCTGAATGTCCTGAAAGGCTCTGTGATTGCTTTCAAGGTCAGCTTCATAGGAAGCAAGGTCTGTGTTCTCACCGGCCTTGGCCGATCTGACTTCTTCATCAGCCTTTTCAGCGTATTCCCGGAAATACTTGGCCGCTTCATAGCCCATGTGTTTTTCAACCAGATATTCAAAATCACGGGCCTTGAAGATGGTTTCAGGCTTCCCGGCAATCATCAGCACATCAGCCATTATTCTTCACGCTTCTTCCGGGTACGGCGGGGCGGGTTAGCATCCGTCTTGGGTGCGGGTTCCTCTGCCTGTGCCTTGGGGCGATCCCACAGGGGGCAACCATCGGGGCCGCCTTCCTTGTGGCAACGGTGGCCAGCGTCAATGGACGGACAAAGGGGGATTTCCGGGTTCTGATCGTGCTGTCTGAAAATGCGTTCACCGTCCGGGCATTTGGGAAGATCGTTCCAAGGCGGGGTGTCACCGCCGCCCGGTGTCCAAGTTCCATCAGGATCACCACAAGCCGCCTTTGCCGCATCTTCAGCCGGATCATAGTTATCAGCCGGGGGCGGGGTTTCAGTCTTGGCCTTTCTGCCCCTTCTGCTGGGCGCTGTGGTGGGCGTGTCGGTGGTTTCAGGTGCGGGGGTAGCCGGGGTATTGCCGCCACGCTTCACGGCTCCTGCGGCCTTCTGGTTGGCTTCCTCGTAGACTTCACAGAAAGCGTCATAGGTCAGCGGGATTTCCTTATCACGGACAGTCAAACGGCCACCGCCGAAGATCACTTCAGAAGTCTTGAAAGACAGCACCCGTTCATCATCGTCCGCCACGATACGGGCCACCAGATCAACCATACCGGCCACCTTGTTTGCCACCTTATCCTGAAGGTTCGGCTTGATGGAACTGATCTTATCGCCGCCCTTGCGGGTCAGGTCACGGCTTCTGTCCTCATGGCTGATCAGGATGATGTTTTCATAGTCCAGATTCACAAGCCGCTTCAGGGTGTTCAGGAACTCACTTCTGACCATATCCCACGCACGGAAGGAATCATCAGATTCATGCTTCCAGCCCTGACGGTCACAGATGTAAACCCGGCACGATTCATAAACATCTTCCAGAAGGTCAACCACGATGGTTCGGAAATCGTTCTGTTTCTTTTCCAGTTCGGCCACGGCATCCATGAACACTTCATAGGCCAACTTGCGCTTGGTGATACGGCCTTCCACCGTAACGGTGTCACGAATGGCGATATAGGGGGCATCCACAAACTTGATGTTGCCATCCGTGTTCAACATCAGGGGATCGGGGAACTGATTGGCAAAGAAGGTTTTGCCGCTGAAGGGTGCGCCGTAAAGCCACACAACCTTCTTCTTGGTGGCGTTCAGATCACGGCGTTCATTCTTGGGAAGTAACATATAATCCCATCCTTTCTGACAATATTCTTCATACTCACACCATCCACAAAAATGGTTTGGGTTCTTGGGAAAGTCTGTGGCTTCAACCATGTGCTTCACATCGGTCAGGAAGTCCACAATCTTCATGGGGTTGTACTGAACCGGCATCAGCGTTGGTTCAGCATCTTTCAAGGCCGCTTGCAAGCGGTCACGGAATTGGGAAAGGGTTTCGGTGCTTTTCTGCCTGATCTTGGGCTTGGGAACAATCAGGAAATACATATTTCTGATCCGGTGACCGGGATGGGTCAGTTCATACCAATACTTGTATTCGTGAAGCTGACCGGAAACGGTGTAGTTCTTGGCGTTGTTAGAATACTTGAAATCGTACAGATCAAACAAGGTTTCATTGGTTCTGGAATCCCAACCACAGGGCCACAGGTAATCCATAAAGCCGATGAAATCGCCGTTCCCAATGGGCAATTCAAAGGAACCACCGGGCGGCAACATGGCCTTTGCCTTGGGGATCATTGCTTCCAGCTTCATCATTTCATGAATGTGATCATCCGTCAGAACCGGGAAGCTGTTCTTGTAGAAGTCAAGGGCTTGTTCAACCCCTTCTTCAATGCCGGTGTGAAGGGCGGTGCCAAGGATCAGGGCGTTGTCTGCGTCCGTGTTTGGGATCGTATCTATCCCTTCCACATATCGCAAGCGGTATTTGTATGGGCATCTATCAAAGACTTCAACCCGGCTGTGGGAAACTCGCATTGTTTCACCCCTTTCACAATAGTCTTGAAGGCTTCAAAGCCTTCCGGGTAAAGGATGAACCCGAACCCCTGTGAACCGTTGATTTGGGCCAAGTTACGCTTCTGAAGCACAGATGGGGTTCCATCGGTGGCCTTCAGCTCCACTTCAAGGGCAATGCCCTTCACGGTGATCCGCATATCGGGAAGGCCGCTTTTCACATACCGGCTTCCACCCCAACGCTTTTCATAGAAGCCACAGGGCGGGGCGCTCATGTGGTCAACAGGTTCACCCAAGGGATAAATCCCTTCACTTTCCAACCACTTCTTCAAGCGGTTTTCAAAGTTTTTTTCACCGGCCATCGGAATCACTCCCAAGGTACGGTTGAATACTTTGCATCCGCTTTTTACACCGTTTGCAAATGTAGTGGTAAATGGTGGTTTCATCTCCCCGCCCGGTTCCGCCGCTGAAATGATAGCCGTTGCTGATCCAATCATGCTGTTCACAGGGGCAAAGGATTTCTTCAAGTTCTTTGATCCGTGCGGTATGGGCCAGCAATTCAAGTTTTCTTTTACCGAA